ATGGCCAAGCCGAAGCAGCAATGGGACCGTTTCACGATCAAGGCCGAGGTGCAGCGGCGTGGCTACACGCTGACGCAGGTCGCCCAAGAAGCTGGCCTGTCCGAAAGCGCTTGCCGCGTCGCTCTTTACGGCACGTCCCGCGCTGGCGCTGAGGCGCTTTCCGCCTTCCTCGATGTGCCAGTGGGTGATCTCTTTCCCGGTCTCTATCTCCGCGCTCGATCCAATCGCCGCAAAGCTAACCCGGAAGGCACCCGTGAGTCGCGTCAAAAGCGTCGGCCGTCCACGGACAGTGCGAGCGCGCAAGCCTCATGATTCCGTCAGCCGCCTGCCGCCACCAGGACGAGGTGATTGCGATGCCGGAGCCAGAGCTTGCGATCGATCCAGGGGCGCCTGCCCATCATCTCCGATCCACACGCGAATGCGCGCGGTGGCGCATGCAGACGACGGCCCGGCTGATCATCGATCGGCATACGCGGAGGGCGGAGGCGAGAGAGATTGAAGCTGACTTTTTCGAAACGAGTGAGAGAGCGAATGCGTGTTGAGCGTATAAAGATCGCGAAAATCGATGCTTCGGGCCGCATCCGGCATGTGCGGCGGGAAAAGGCCGCTGCAATGGCCGAGAGCATTGCCGCGCACGGGTTGCGCACGCCGATCGAGGTTGTCGAGACCGGCGAGGATGCTTACCGGCTCGTTTTCGGCGAGCACCGCCTCGTCGCCTGCGATTTATATCTCGGCTGGAATGAGATCGACGCGATCCTCCGCACTCAGGAAGAGGTCGCCTCCGAAGCCGAGCGACAAATCGGCGAGATCGTCGAAAACCTCGTGCGTTTTGAGCCTACGGCGCTCGAAAGAGCGGTCGCGCTGGCGCTCTGGAAGGAGCTCTACGAAGCCCGAGAGGTCCTGCCCAAGCGGGGGCGCAAACCCAAAGAGGAAGCCGAATTAGCGGACAAGATGTCCGCTAATTCGGTCGGCTTCACCGAGTCGGCCGCCGAGCAGCTCGGGTGCTCCGATCGGAACATCCGTCGCGCAATTTCCATCGCCAAGGGCATCTCTGAGAAAATCCGTGAGCGCATCGCGGATCACGCAGTTGCCAGCAAGCAGAACGAGCTGCTGGCGCTCGCGGCGGAACCTGAGGGCCGGCAGGGGGCGATTGCCGATATTCTCCTCTCTGAGGATGCCGAGGTGCAGAGCATCGCCGAAGCGATCGCAATTCTCGACCAGGTCCCCCAGCCGCGCATCGCCCCCGCTTACGAAAAGCTCTCGGAGAAATTTGCGAAACTGAAGCCGCGCGAGCAGCACGCGTTTTTCGCACTCCATCGCGACGCGATCGAAGCCTGGCTGGCGGAGACGCGCTGATGCCACGCCCGCGGGACACGCTCACTCTCGACCTCTTCGACTGGGAGCCACCGGCCGTGACCGTGGGCTACGGCGAAGACGTCACGGGGCGTGGACCGCTCGACCTGCGCATCGCACGTCTGCTTGCGAAAGCGCTGCAGGATATGCGCGACGAAGGGGTCGATCGTGGCGAGATCGCGCTCCGGATGAGCGAGCATCTCGGACGCTCGGTGTCCAAGGAAATGCTCTACAAATGGTCGTCGCCCGGCTCAAGCGAGCATCGGATCACGCTCGACGCTTTCGCAGCGCTCATCGCGGTGACCGAGAGATGGGATCTCCTCGGGTTCCTGCCGGGTCTCTACGGCTATGCCGTGGTTTCCGACGATTGCCGGGAGATCATTCGGCTCCATCAGATGCGAGAGCACCGTCAGAAGATCGCGCAACACAGCAGCGCGATCGACGCGGAGATTGCCGCGCTCGAAACACGGATGCGGGGGCGGCGATGAAAGAGTGGCTGACCGCCCAGGAGATCGCAAACGAGCGGCTTTATGACCTCCCGGAGACGAAGATGGGCGTTAAGCGGCTCGCTGAGCGGGAGGGCTGGAACGACCATCCGTTGGCCCGCACCCGGCAAGGGCGCGGGGGTGGGATGGAGTATCACTACCGCATCCTGCCAACACTGGCGCAGATCGCGTATTTCCAACGGCACGCGCGACTTAGCACGGCTCCTGCCGTGCATGATGAGCAGGCTGCCGGCTCACGACCGACGGAACATGATCTCGCTCCTTCTGGCCGGGCGGCACAGGAGCGGGACGCGCGGCTTGCCATCGTTCATCACTTTGGGCGTTTCGCGGGCGGCATAACGCTTGGCCGGACGGCCGCGGCGCAACTGTACTGTGACAAGTACAACAACCGCTCCCTGGCCATCGACGATTGGATCGTCGAGGCCGTGCCGCGGATCTCCAAGCGCTCGCTTGCACGTTGGCGGGCCGAGGCAAAGACCGGCGGTGCCAGGCTAGGTTTTGACAAAGGTCAGGCCCGCAAGGGTAAGAGCGTGCTCGACCAAGCGGAGGGCGGGCGCGTGCGCGCAACGATCCTGGCGCTTCTGGCGGACAATCAGCACTTTTCGGCTCATCACATCCGCGATCTCATTGCCGCCGAGTACGGCGAAACCTTGGCTATGCCGGGGCGGGAGAAGCGCGTGCCTCTGCCGCCGATCCGGACCTTCCAGCACCATTTGAAGGCGCTTCGAACTTCGGAAGCGGTGACGCTTTTGCGCGTGCAAAACCCCGATCGGTTCCGGTCGATCGCCGCGCCGCGTGGGACCAACAGCCTCGCCCATGTGCAAGAGCCGAACGCACTTTGGCAGATCGACGCGTCGCCCGTCGATGCGCTCTGCACGGACGGACGCCACGCCATCTATGTCTGTCTGGATATCGCCACGCGACGGATGACGCTCCTCGTCAGTCGCACGCCGCGTGCCTCCGCGGTCGCACTCCTCATCCGCAAGGCGATCCTGGCCTGGGGCGTGCCCGATCTCATCAAAACGGACAACGGTTCGGATTTCGTGGCGCGCGATACCAAGCGCCTTTTCGGCTCGCTCGGGATCGAGATCGAACTCTCCGACCCCTACCAGCCGCAGCAAAAGGCGCATGTGGAGCGCGCCATTGGGACGTTCCAACATGATTGCGCAACGCTTTTGCCGGGCTTCGTCGGGCATTCGGTTGCCGACCGCAGCGCGATCGAGAGCCGCAAATCGTTTGCCGCCAGGCTTGGCGAAAAGGACGAAGCCACCTTCGGCGTCAGCCTGTCGGGCGAGGATTTGCAGGCAGTCGTCGACCGCTGGGTGGGGACTTATGAGCAGCGGCCCCATAGTGGGCTCAAGGGAGCGACACCGGCGCTTGCCGCAGCCCAGTCGGCACGGCCTATCCGTCATGTCGACGAGCGTGCCCTCGATCTCCTTTTGATGAGCGTCCCCGGCGGTGGGACGCGCCGGGTCACGTCGCAGGGCATCCGGGTCAATGGTGCCTATTACATGACGCCGACGATCCTGCCTGGGACCGAGGTGCTCGTGCGCATGGATTCGTCCGATCTCGGGCTCGTTTATGCCTTCACGCCCGATGGCGCGGAGCATCTCGGCTGCGGCATCTGTCCCTCGCTCTCTGGCATCGATCCGGCCGCGGCCGCGAAGGCGATGAAATCGTTGCAGAACGAGATCACCGCCAACGGCGCTGCCGTAATCAAGGCGGAGATCCGACGCCTCAAAAAGAACGGCGCCTACCACGAGCGCATCCTGGCTGTGCGCGAGGCTCGCGCCCCCAACGTGGTCGCGCTGCCACCACGCTCTGAGCAGCACACCACGCCACAGATCGACGCGGCGATCGCGGCGTCAAAGGCCGGCGAGCCGGTGCGCACCGAAGACAGCGAGCGGACGCCGGAGCAGCTCCGTCTGATCGAAGAGATGCGCGTGGCCGAAGAGGCCGAGGTCCATGCCCGCTACGAAGAGACGATGGCCGCGCATGAGCGTGCCCGCGCCGCCGAGCGTGAGGCGGGGCTGCCAGAGAACGTCACGCGGCTGCCGGAGAGCCCGAAGGAACGATATCTGCGCGCCGTCGCTGTGCGCGAGGCCGTCGATGCCGGAGAGGCCGACCCCCGCGATGCCGTCTGGCTCGGCCGCTACGAGACGACGCCCGAATACCGCGCCCACCGCGATCTCCATGAGGAGTTCGGCGACGTCTACCTCGGTCGTTCACAGATCAAAGAAAACCCGGCTCCCAAGGTTCGATTGGGGCCGGGCCAAGACGGACCGCGTAGCAGCGGCCAAGTGCAAAGAGGAAGCTGATGCAGGATCTCACCAAAGTCAAGAAAGCCGCGCCGACACGCAACGTCGCTGCCTTCTCGGCTCTGATCACCAGGGTGGTGGAGCGCGACCTGTCGCTGCCAGGACTCGCCACGTTCTACGGCCCTTCCGGGCTCGGAAAAACGAAGAGCGCCATCTACGGGGCCAACCGTTATCGCGCCGCCTATGTGGAGTGCGGTCAGTACACAACCGCGAAATCTTTGCTCGTCTCGATCCTGACGGAGCTCGGGCTCACGCGGCCTCGGGGCACGGTTGCAGAGCTCATCGCCGAGGCGATCCGGCTGATGGCGGCGGACATCAGCAAACCGCTCATCGTCGATGAGGCGCACCACATTGCCAATCGGCGTTTCGTCGATGTTTTGCGCGAACTGCATGACAAGTCGCTGGCCCCGATCATCCTCATCGGTGAGGAGACGTTGCCGGCTGCGCTCGAACATTACGAACGCGTGCACAATCGCATGCTCGATTGGGTCGCCGCCGAGCCCTGCAACAAGGGAGACTTCGAACTCCTCGTTTCGAGCTATTGCCCGGGGCTGACAATCGCCGACGACCTCGCGCGCGAGATGCTGGAGGTGACGCACGGCAACACGAGACGGATCGTCGTCAATCTCGCCAAAGCCGAAGAGATCGCAGCGCGCGAAGGTCTGTCTGAGATCGGCCTTGGGGCTTTCGGTGGAGCTGTGGAGATCGTCGGCTGCCGAGCGCCTACGCCACGGAGGATGGCGTGATGGCGCCCAAACCTCATTTTCGTGATCTGAAGGAGCTGCGCCCTGGCGAGGACGGCCTCTGGGAGATCGTGCTGCGACTGGATCGCCACGGCCCTTTCAGCGTCTCCGATATCACCGGCCAAACGCGGCTGTCGGTCGGCGCAGTCTCCAGATATGTGGCACGGCTCTACCGTGGGGGCTACCTCGCTGCAGCCGGCGAACGGACACATCCGCGGCCCTGGCTCAGCCCCGCCAAGCTCTACCGCCTGGTGCGACGGCCGACATTGCCGCCCCGCCTCAATCTGGATGGTTCGGTGCGTCAGGAACCCGATATCGAGACGTTTTGGCGGACAATGAAGATGCTCACAGTCTTCACGGTCAATGATCTCACTTCGACCTTCGAGTGTCCGCGGACAAAAGAACAGGCGGCTCGCCTGTACGTTCGTCGCCTGGTTCTTGCCGGTGTCTTGGTCATTGTCGAAGCGAGCCGCGTCAAGGGGCCGGGCAGAGGCAGGGCGCCTGCCAAGCTGCGGCTTATTCGCAATCTCGGTGCGCGTGCGCCTCGCGTCCTCTCGACGCCGGAAGGCCTCGTCGTTTTTGACTCCAACGCAGGCGAGATCGTCGCAACGATCGATGGCCGAGGAGGGGACAGATGAACCGCGGTCCTGTCTCCGGCAACCAGAAAGCCGATTTCGTGGCACGCGCCCGCATAGCCTGGGGCGAACCGCCCGACTGGGTGGTGACGCTTGCCGAAGAAGCGACCCGGACCACAGGTGCGGCAGCCGCCCGGCGCATCAATTATTCGCCGGCGACGCTCAGTCAGGTGATCTCAAACACATATCGCGGCGATCTCGGCCGAGTCCAAGAAATGGTCGAAGGCGCGCTGATGGCGTCGACCGTCGATTGTCCCGTCCTCGGCGAGATCGGCCGCGACCGGTGTCTCGACGAACAAGCCCGCCCCTTTGCCGCGACCTCAACCCACCGCGCCCAGCTCTACCACTGGTGCGCCGGCCGCTGCCCTCACTCCAAACAGCACAAGGGAGATTGCGATGAATAGTGTCATGTCTCAAAGCACCGCTGTGGTCCCCGAGACGACCCTCTCGGTCCGGATCGGAGCGCTTGAAGAGCGTTTCGACAATCTCCTCCGCGAAGGTGCCGGCATGTCGCGCGAGGACGTCGAGGCCGTCCGCGATCATCTTACCACTTTGCGTCGGGATGCCGCCGGGCTGGAGTGCGGCCCGGAGCTGGTGATCAACACAACCGCAAAAGAGGCCGTCGACGAGGTCGAGAAAGCGCTGACCGCCCTCACGGTTTGCCGCACCACGCTGATCGCCGTGATGCTGTCTGAAAAGCGGGATGCAGCCGGCCAGGCGGCCTATTGGCTCAAAGGCGCGGCTGCGGCGATTGCAAAGGCGCAGAGCATCGCTTGCGCGGAGCCGCAGGCATGAACGCGGTTGCTTGCCATGGTGACCGCGGCCTCGACGAGATACCTCGTGCCCGGATCGGCCTTATCGAAACCCTCGCTGGGAAGGGGATGCCACCCCGCGCCATTTGCGAGGCTACCGGCGAACCGCTCTCTGCAATCGAGCTGGTCCTCGCCGCCCGGCGAAATGCTGTGAAGCGGGCAAAGGAACGGGATATCCGCGAGTTCTATAGCGTCCACGTGGTTGTCCCCTTCGCCCCTGTGCGGAGCCGCCAAGAGACAAACCTCGATCGCCCGGGGATGCGGATCGTCGTGGAGGTCGCGGCTGCGCACGGGGTGCGTGTGAGGGATCTGCAATCGGTCGCACGCAACCCCCGCATCAACGAGGCCCGGCAGGAGGCGATGTACCGGATCGCCTGCGAAACGGACCTGCCTCTCACCGTGGTCGGCCGGCTTCTGCGGCGTGATCACTCCACCATCCAATACGGCGTGCGGGCACATGCGGCTCGCCACAATCTGCCGCTGCCGCGCGGCATGCAGGAGACAAAGCGATGACCACGACCGTTGATGCCTCGAGCGATACCGCTACGCCTCCGGGTACCATCCAGGTTGGCGGAAAGACCTATATGCAGGATGCCAAAGGCAGTCTGGTGCCGGTCGATCTGGTCAAGCCGATCGACCGGCTGCAGGACGAGACGGTCCGCAAGATGATCGTCTACGCCCGCGACCTGTCGGGGCAGATCGCCCGATTCAAAGGACATTGCTTCGACGATGTCGGGAGCCTGCAGGCACTGGTCGAGCAGGAATACGGAGCCACACTCGGCGGACGGAAGGGCAACCTGACGCTCACCACCGTCGACGGGACGCAGAAGGTGACGATCCAGGTTGCCGACCAGATCGAATTCGGCCCCGAACTGCAGGCGGCAAAGAAGCTGGTCGATCAATGTCTGTCGGAATGGGCGGAAGGCTCGCGCGACGAGTTGCGCGCCATCGTCAACCGAGCCTTCTCGGTCGACAAAGAAGGTCAGATCAACCGCTCGGAGCTGTTCATGCTCCTGCGCGTCGCGATCGAAGACGAGCGCTGGATGCGCGCGATGGACGCGATCCGCGATTCCATCCGGGTGATCGGCTCGAAAACCTACATTCGCTTCTACGAGCGCCCTGCGCCGGACGCCGCCTGGCGGGCGGTCACCATCGATCTCGCGAGCGCATGCCCGCGCCGTCGTGGAGGCGCTCAAGGCGTGGTGCGAGCGCGAGGGCGTCGACTGGTCCGTGGGCCGCGCCACCGAGGACCATAAGCGCCGCTACGGCTACAAGATCGCGCTGGCGCAGTGGCGCAAGCTCCATCCCGGCGCGCCGATGCCCGATTTCTGGCGCGACGCGTCGGCAATCCTCCGTCGCCCCCTCATCTCCCGAAAGCCGACCGACGCGGAATGGATTACCGTGATGAACCGGTTCGGGGAGCTGGTGCGTGCAGAGGAGCGCGAGCGATGAGGAACGGGCTCATCTTTCTGTTCGTCATGGTTTCGTCTGCACTCGCTGGCGAGGTGCCGCCACCCGCCCATGACGGTGACACGTTCTACGTCGCACCGGCAGCTGATACGCCGTTCTGTTCTCGTCTTCGGTGGGGGCGCTGGGAATCCATCCGCATTCTCGGCATCGACGCACCGGAAATGCACGGACGCTGCGAGTTGGAAAACCGGCTCGCGAGGGTTGCGCGCGAAAGGCTTCGAGAGCTCCTCGGCTCGGGCCAATTGGTACTCGATCGACGCGGCTGCGACCGCTACGAGCGTACGCTTGCCCGTGTCAGCGTCGGCGGTCACGACATCGCAGAAGTGATGATTAGCGAGGGTCTGGCGCGACCGTATAGCGGGGGCCGCCGCCGCTCCTGGTGTGGGAGATGAGGGTGCTGGTTGTCCTTACCTTATCACTCGCCAAGAGTGCTGGAGGCGATAGTGACGAGCATCCTGCCCTCATTCATCTCGACCGTAAGGCGTGCTTGGTCGATCACGACCGATGGATCCCTCGACAAGCGTGCAGCTTTCTTGAAGAGATCGTAAAATGCATCTCTAATCCTCGGCGTTTCTACTTCGGGCAAGAGCGCAGATGTCACCGCCATCGTAAGAACAAGATTCGTTTTGTCGAGCGGTGTCGGAATATATATTGCGACCAGCTCCGGTGCCTGCGAAGGCTTTTTCGCGATAGCGACAACGCGGATCGAGTAGTTCAGAAGCGTGTGGCAGAGAGCGTTGCCATCAATCTCGCAGCCCAAGTCAGAAACTTTGGCATTTGTGCCTATCTTCCGGCTGAGAACACTCCCCAAATCCTCTGCGCTTGTGCTGCTGAGAGAGGCTGCGCACGCAGGACTCGATACGGCGAGCAGCGCCCCAATCAAGATTGCTTTCAGCATCTAGTCTCTCCCCGCGCTCAACCTGAGATAAAGAGTTCTATCGCTTGCCCAGAGGCCGAGCAACGCGACGCCCGGGCGCGGCGCCCACCGTTCTCAGGAGGCCACCGATGAGCCTCTGCCGCGCCGTGGCAACACGAAAAAGAATGCCGCGAGGGGGAGGCGCCACATGACGCGCCTCCCGGGCATTCTTGCGGAGATTGCCGAGGTCGCGGGCGAAGAAGCGGCGCATGCGATCGCCCGTGCGCGCGGCGGAACGCGAGTTTATCTGCCGGGGCGCGCGGACGATGATCACTGGCTCACCCGCTGCGTCGGGCGGGAGGCCGCCGACGCGATCTGTCGGCATTTTGCGGCGGGCGGCCCGGATGGTTCCAGCGGTGCGAGTTATCTGATACCTCTCGGTCAGGCCGGATCGACCAAGGGACGCCGCCGCGCCCTCGCTGCCGAGCTCCGACGCGGGGCGAGCGTCGCTGAGGCAGCCCGCGCGGTCGGGATGCATGAACGCACCGCCTGGCGGATGCGAGCCAAACTCCAAAAAGATCGAGATGCTGATCAGGGCGAACTCTTCTAGCTGACATCTGTCAGGGTCGAAGGGAAAAGCTCCGCGGCGCACAACCGAAGCCGAACAATTGATCGGCGCCGCGCTCAGCCATGACACCTACCATAGATCTTTTGGAGACAATTGCAGGCGGCGTGTCGACGAGCGCACGCCGCGCCAATATGGCCTCAATCGTCGCGGGTCTCGACGTCTACGGCGAGGAGGCGGGCCTCCTGCTGCCCCACCGTCTGGCGCAATACATCGCCCAGGTCGCGCACGAAAGCGCGCGGTTCATCCACGACCGGGAGATCTGGGGACCGACGGCCGCTCAGCGCCGTTATGATACGCGGACCGATCTCGGCAACACAGCCGACGCGGATGGGGATGGTTACCTCTACCGCGGTCGCACGACCATGCAACTCACCGGGCGCAGGAACTACACCAAGTTCTTTGAGTGGTGCCTCGCCAAGGGCCTCAATCCCCCAGACTTTGTTGCTGATCCCGCCGCGGTGAACACGGACCCTTGGGAGGGGCTCGCCCCGATTTGGTACTGGGACGTCGGAAACCCCGAAGGGCGCAGTCTCAACGTCTACGCCGACGACGGGAACAATGAGATGGTGACCCGCCGCATCAATGGCGGCACAACCGGGCTTCCTGATCGGCTCGAACTCTACACGCGCGCCGCGCTCGTCTTTCTCGGTTACGCACGCGCCACGATCGTCGGGTTTCTGGAGCCGGATGCGGCGGGTGCCATCGTTGTCGACAACGGGACGAAATATGCCGTCTCGGCCGAGCGGACCCGCTGGCTGCGGGTGCGGTTGTCGCTGCCGCCCGGCACCTATGACGGCGAAATGATCCGCGAAATCGGATTGTTTGCCTCGCCGACCATCGCCCCGTCTGTCCCGGCCGGGCAGACACTCATCGATCCGGCAGACGTCTCCGATCCGGGCGACCTGATGCGTCTCATCTGGATGGAGCCGCAACCCATCACTGCCGGGACCAGCTACGCCCGCAACGTCATCATGAGGCTCTGATGCAGCTCGCCAATTACTTCAACCGCAGGAGTCTCCCCGGGTTTGTCGCAAAGCGCTATGCCGCCCTCCGCCACCGCGGCAAGCAGTTTGTCGAGAGCGCCGAGGCCAACGAGGCGCAGGACATCGCCTACGAACGGCTGGGTGAGGTGGGCGACGGAGCGTTCGGTGCGATCAGCCTCCGCGAAGGCGGGACGCTCATCGTCGATCAGGCGGCCGGGACCGTCCGCCTATCGGAGTCGCGGGTCTGGGCGGGGGGCTATATGCACCGGGTGCCGGCGGCAACGCTCGTGGGTGTGCCGATGGTCGGGAGCGTCGCGATCGGGGTGGCGGTCACGGATGTTGCCGTGACGGATGTCGACGACCCCGAATTGAAGGGCATCGTTCCAGACACGGCCAGCCATGGCGAGCCGTTGGCTGCCCGTCTGCGCTATGACGCGGTCTGGGCACTCGACGGAGATCCGTTCTATCCGATTTTCACTTTGGTCGATGGTCAACTTCCGAACGAAGTGACGCCGCCGCAGGACAGCGCCGCCGAGATGACTGTCGAGCGCCATGTGCGCGAGGATCATGGCAGCCACGTCGTCGACGGGTTTCAGGTGTCGGCCGGCGGCTACGATGCGGCGACGGGCGAGCAGACCTACGTCATCGGCGCAGGCGTCCTGCGCGCGGAAGGGCGCCGCGTGTCCCGCACGGTCGACCAGCGATACCGTCGCGTGGAGAATCCCACCCTCGTAGAGGTGAATGGTGAGACGCATCTTTATCCCGATGGCGGGGTGGTGACGCTCAACAACGGGCCGATCGACAGCGTTCAGACCGTCACAGTGATCAAGGAGGTCACGAAGAGCGTCACCCATCAGCTCGCGGGTGGTTCCGACGCCCTGCCTGACACACCGGTCTACGCCATCATGTCGGTCGCTCAGGGTGGCAACACCTATGCCGCCAATGCCGATTACAGGCTCACGGCAGACAAGGTGGATTGGAGCCCGAACGGGGCCGAGCCGTCAGCCGGGTCGACCTATTCTGTCACCTACCGCTACATCGAGACGGTGATCCCGCAGGCGATCGGACGATCGACGATCGCGCTGGAGGCGGCCGTCGTCGGGCAGCCGGTGACAGCGAGTTACCGCTGGAAGCTGCCGCGCATAGACATCATCGCGATCGATCTCGACGGGGCCGTCGTTTACATCGAGGGCGTTTCGAGCCGCTACAATCCGGCCCCGCCGCGCGTGCCGGCACCGCTTGCGCCGCTGGTTCGGATCTCGAACCGGTGGGGCATCGAGCCGAACATCGAGGACGTCGACCAGCGCAAGCTCACCGAGGCGGATGTGCGGGCCATGCTGCGCACGCTGCTCGACTTCGGCGACCTTCTGAGCCAAATCGCCCTGGAGCGCGACATCCAGGAGCGCGACCCTGCAAGCCGGCGAGGATCGTTCGTCGATCCGTTCCTGGACGATCTGCAGCGCGATCTCGGCATCGCGCAGAACGCGGCGATCGCCGATGGCATCCTGCAATTGCCGGTCGATTTCACGCCAATCTTTGCCGACCTCGGCAGCGAGGCCATCACGCTTCCCTATGTGAGCGAAGCGTTGATGAGCCAGCCCTACCGGACGGCGAGCCAGATCATCAACGAGTTCCAGGCGTTCGCGCCTCTGCCGTCACCTCTGACGATCGATCCGGCCGTTGATCGCTGGAACATCACACAGAGCTCGACGCGGTCGAGCTCGTCGAGTTCGGTCAAGCGGGTGAACAGCTATCGGCCCGATCTCCTCGGGACGTCGCTTTACGGGACCACCTCCCGCTCGACATCGCGGTCGGTTTCGACCCGGCTCGCGTCGCGATCGGTCGAAGATCTCGAATTCCTGCGCGCGATCGAGATCGCGTTCAACGTGACGTTCTTCGGTCCGGGTGAGGAGCTGCAAAGCGTGACCTTCGACGGGCTCGATGTGACGGAGAGTGTCACCGGAACCCGTGTGGCCAATGCCAACGGCGAGATGAGCGGCACTTTCACCATCCCGGAAAACGTCAAGGCTGGCACCAAGGCCGTTGTCGTCACCGGAAAAGGCGGCAGCCGGGGCGAGACCTCCTTCACGGGGCAAGGCACGCTGACGACGGAAGTCTATGTGCGCCGCGTCCACACGACCACGACCTACACGACCATCGACCCGATCGCGCAGTCGTTCTTGATGCCGGCGATGCGACAAATCACGGGCGTGCGCGTCGAATTCGCGGGCAAGGGAGATGCGGGCAAACCCGTCGCGATCGAACTCCGCGATATGGATGGCTCGACACCTGGCACGGAAATCCTGGCGGCGGGACGGATCACCGGCGACTTTGCGCTTGGCGATCCGCAGACCGACCGGGAGACCAACTGGACGCTGCTGCCCTTTGAATATCCTGTCTTGGTGGATGCCGGCGAATGGCGAGCCTTTGCGCTGTTGACCGACGACGCCGATCATGCGGTCGCAATTGCACGGCTCGGCGATCAATCGGGTGATGCGCCGACCGGCTTCGATCCGCGACGCCAGGAATGGGTGCGCGAAAACCCCGCCGGCGGTGATCTCTTCAAAGGCTCGAATGGCAAGACATGGCTTGCGATGCCCGATGCCGACATGACGCATCAGATCATGGTGGCGCGCTACACGGCGACGAGCCGCACCTTTGTCATCGGCAGCTACGATCTCTCCGAGATCGATGCCGCGGGGATCTCTGACCTCGTCGTCCTGCTCATCTACGAGGAGCCGACGGTCGAGACGAAAGTGACGATCGAGCTGGTGCGGGAAACCGGCGAGATCGTGGCCTTTGAGCCCAATACGCGGCTCGAGCTCGACGATTATCTGACGGAAGAGGTGACGCTCCGGATGGTGCTGACCGGCACAGAGACATTGTCGCCGGTCGTCATGCCGGAATGTCAGATCCTCTTCGGCCGGCTTGCGGAGACGGCAAGCTATATCTCAGAGGCGATCGCGCTCGACCAGACGCACGGCGACCTCAAGGTGCGCTCGGTGCTTGAGGTCAGTGCGCCCGGAACATCATCGGTGGCGGTTGCAGTCGGCGACGATGAGGCATGGAGCGAGCAGGCCGATCCGGCCTCGGTCTCGCTCGGGGATGGGTGGATAGAGCGGGAATATCTGGACGGCCCGGTTTCTGCGCCCGAACTCCGCGAGCGGATCACGCTGACCGGTACGCCCCGCTATCGGCCTCTGGTGCGCAATCTTCGGGTGCGGGCGACGGAGGTCTAAATGCACGACGATCGCACGTCCGCTCTCGCCCTTCCGCTCCCGCACAAGGAGAACGATCCCTATGCGGTCGATGTCGATCGCATCCGAGCGGCGCTCATCATCATATCTGATGCCATCGCGGCAGCGCAGTCAGATATTGCGGCGGCGGTCACTCAGGCTGACATCGACCGGGCGGTGGCGGCCGCGATCGATGAGCTCAAAGGCAATGCGCCGGCGGCCTATGACACCTTGGTCGAGATCGCTGCCAAGCTCGGCGATCAAGACGATGTCGTTTCGGCTTTGATCACTCAGCTATCAACGAAGGCGGATGCGGACGAGACATTGGCAGCACTCGCCGCCCGGTACACAAAGACGGAAGTCCAGGGGCTGGTGGCTGGGGCCACGACCGGGATGCTGACGCTAGCGGATGTCATCGGCTATCAGACCATCGCGGCGGGGGCTGGGCATCTTCTGCCCGACGAAACGAGCGGGCCGGAGCCTTCCGTCGTCACGATCAATGGCGTGCCGTATGACACCCTCGCATTCGATCCCAATTCGCAAGAAACCGCCTACCTGACGTTTCCCCTCCCCAATTCGTTCGCCGCCGGGGGCACGCTGAAATGCGGGGTTGTGTTCACGCATGAGGGGGCGGCTCCAGAGACAGTCGATGTCGATGAAGATGCCGTGCCCTGGGAGCTAGGCGGCGTGGCAGTCGATCCCGCAACGGGCAACTTGCTCATCTCAGAGGTTGGCTCTTCCGTTTATGTCACCAGTGGCTTCAATGGCGATGTTCTTGATCATTTTTCCGTTTCAGATCCACGTGGCCTCGTCGTGGATCCGAGCACGGGCGACCTGGTCTGCATCGATGGGGTTGGGTCGATCTTTCGGCATGAGGGCATTGGTCGGAAGGTTAAAGATGGGCCGCGGCTTGTCGAGGCTGGTGTCGCTTGTCGGGACATCACTGTCGATGCTGCAAGCGGCCGTTTCTACGCGTGTGCGTCCGATCCAGGCATGATCTATGAGTTGGATAGCTCCTTCAATGTCATCGACAGTTTTCCTGCTCCAACCCACTCTGTCTGGGGCATCGCGATTGATCTGGAGGGTAATCTATGGACGTGCAGCGCTGTAGCCGCTCCCGATGAACCACGAAAGTTGCGGCGCCATGCCGGCGTGACTGCGACCGTTGCCGCTGTCTTTGACTTACCCACGACGAGCCCTCGTGGGATGACGTTTGATCTGCAGGGCAGATTGATCATTTCCGGGGGGCCGGACGGCGCTCTCTATCTGGTCGCCACAACGCCTGGCGTTGCGTTCGCCTTCTCGGCCGGCACCGCCGGCGATGGTGACATGCTCGGTGCGCTCGGCGGAGCCGTTGTCTCCACCGGCGCTTGCAGCCTTGTCGCCGGTGGCCGCTGGCGCACAGCGGAGATCGATCTACCACTACCGGGGTCGCAGCCAGGCGACCAGCTCACGATCCGCGTCGATCGCGCCGTCGCCAATGCGGCCGACAATCTTGGCGTGCTGGCGCATCTGCTCGGGCCGGAGATCAAATACCCGACCGCGACCCCGACGGACAATTGAGGGTGATGACCATGAACATGATCATGCATGCCCTCGTGTCTCCCGAGGGCGAAATCGTTGACCGCCGACTACAAGACCCGGAAAATCTCCCTGCGACACGTCCCGGCTGGCGCTGGTTGGTCGAGATCCGCGAAGACGCCGCGGTTGACCCCGACAGCGAAGTGGAGGTGGAAGAGACGGTCACCGTCGAGGTTGATCGCGTCGTGCGTGCGCGCGGAAAGCGGGCGCTGACGACCGCGGAGCTCGATGCCTATGTCGCAGAGCATCATCGCGACAGCCTTACTGCGGGAATCAACTGGCAGGGCCGCCAAATCGCGATCGACGAGAAGTTCGTCTCGCGCATTACCGGCGCCGCGCTCAAAGCCTCGCGTGATCCGGCGCATGTCTTTCGCTGGGAGGTGACCGACAAGGTCTTCGTGTCCATCGATGCAGAGACGGCGATCACGCTGGCAGATCTCGTCGTTGATCGCATGCAGGCGTGCTTCGACGCTAAGGATCGAGCTTATGCTGCGATCTCAAACGGATCGATCACCAACAAGGCGCAGGTGCGCGCTGAGTTTGGGGATCTGTGATGGCGCTCAACGGGGCCGCGTTGACGCTCCTCGGCGGGAGGAGGGGGCCAACGGTCCCCGCCTACAAATATTACCGCATTCGGTGCTTAAGCTTCTCCGCAAACTATTGGTGGCGCGTGCGAGAGTTCGAACTTTATCCTGAGAGCGGACTTGCTGGCACCAAGCTCATAGGGACGGCCTCTGCAAGCAGCCAGAAATCAACAAGTGAAATTCCGGCTAGAGCAGTCGATGGCAATCTCGAAACCTATTGGGGTGCACGCACAAGCCGCGCCGCGAATGTGGATCAGTGGTTTCAGATCACGCTGCCCAAGGCCGCGATCGTGCTGTCAGCTCGCTTCTCGGTTTATTCAGGTCCAGGTCACCATGCCAATCTCATCGCCTGGGAGGGCTCTGAGGACGGGATCAACTGGATCGTCCTCGACGAGCAGCCGGGCACATCCACCAATAGGGCCTGGGTTAATTTCGAGAGACGGTAACAGGACGGTCTTACGTTCACCCTGATATTCAGCTGCCCCGTGCGCTCATGGATAAAGGGGTGGGCAGGCTCAACGCGACGGTGTGCAAACCGCTTCGAGCCACCATTGCTGCGATGCAGATGGTCTTGTGAGGGTCGTCGGTGCCCGAATCGTTCTTAAGCGTCTATCCATCGGCCTCCACTACCCTCTGAGGCGCAATAGTTTGTCCGAAATTGCGGCGGGAGTTGATCTATTGATGGAGTCTCTCAGGGCTAAGTCTCTGCGGTTCTGGGTTGCCCTTGGGATGTGTCTTGCCTTGACGCCGCTGATCGTTTCCGGCGTCGGAGGATACTTCCTGCTCCAGCGCGGGGTCATCATGCCGTTCGATGACGTGGCCGATCGGCAGCGTCATCAGATCGCTCCGGTGCAGCAGTTGCGCTTCCTTTTGTGGGAAACCCTCAAGCCGATCGATGAGTATATCGAGGAGAATGATCCATCCCACATTCCCGCCTATCGCGATCTTCGCGAGCGAATTGAGTCGGGCTTCGCAAGTCTTCTTGAAGTGCTAGGCGACAAGCCCGCTCTTCAGGCGTTGGTGAAAAGGGCTCGGGCTGACTGGTCTGAGGCGGACGTTCATGCCACCGACCTGCTCGCTGCAGATCTAAATGCCGACGGCACGACAAACCCACGAGCCTTGCAGCTTTTCCACGCTCACGTTTTGGCTGCGAATGATAAGCTGGCCGGCGCTTATCGAGAGCTCGTTACGGTGATCGAACGCGATCACGATATAGCTCTCAAATCTTACGAGAAATCTCTGTGGATCGCTGCAATTGCAGGGGTCATTTCGCTCATCATGCTTATCGGTGGCTTAGTCATCATTGGGCGCATTCTCAAGGCGAGCGTTGATCGGCTTGTCGATGGTGCGGTTCGCTTCGCCGAAGGTGACCGGCTCCATCGCATCAAAGTGCACGTTCCTCCGGAGCTTCGCCGCGTGGCGGATGAGTTCAATCATATGATCGAACGTATCCATGAGTCCGAGGCAGTCTTGTCGGAGATGGCGCATCGAGACAGCTTGACGGGGCTTCTCAACCGAAGAGCTTTCGACGACGCCTTTCCCGAGCTTCAGGCGCGCATGTTGCGTCATGGGGAGGTCGCTAGCCTCCTGGCTATCGACATTGATAAATTCAAAGAGACAAACGATGAGCACAGCCATGCGGCAGGAGACGAGGTTCTCCGCACCGTGGCTGAGTTAATGGCACAGCACGTGAGAACTTCCGACAGTCTCTTTCGACTGGGAGGGGAGGAGTTCGCTGTACTTCTCTCACAAACTGGCTTGGAAGAGGCGCATGAGGTGGCGGAACGCCTCCGTGAAGCGATCGCAGCGACGGCAATCCAGTACGAAGGTGCGGAGATTAGGACGACCATCAGCATCGGCATCGCCGAGGTTTTAGCGCGCTTTCCTCAGGAAGTGACGATGAGCACGGCTGATAACGCCCTCTACCTTGCAAAGACACAGGGCCGAAACCGGGTCGTGATCTCCGACGAACGCGGATCGTCCGCGAGGCCGGGGTCTACTTGAGGAGGACGTCGGGACCAGTCACCAAGCGTCGCGTTCGTTTGGCGGGCGCGCCGTCAGCAGGCGCAGCCCGGGCCCTTGTGGCACGTCTTGTTGCGGGCGATGCAGGAGTTGCCGCATGGTTTCCCCTTGCTGCAGTGCTTGCAGCACGCAGCTGGCTGGACCGGTAGGGGCGTGATGTTCGTCTGGGCCTCGTGGGCTGGCCCTTTCAAGGCGGCGGCGATATCAAGCGTCGGGGCAGCTTGAGAGATGCTGGTCAAAAGCACCAGACTGACGATAAATAGGGCTCTCATATCGGTTTCCCTCCCCGCGCGAAGGGTTGCGGATACGCGCGCAAAAGTCGAGTGAGAGATTGCCGCGGCCGCCCCTGACACCTGTCAGTCTGATCTGATCCCACACCCGCAGCTAGCGTTGCCAGCAGAACTTGTCCTGCCGGAGCGCCCAATGGCTGCCACCACCGACTTCGTCGGCGTCCGTGTTTTTTCGAACTTGCGCAACACGACGGTCTCGATCGACACGCGCGATTCGACGCCGATCGGCATGTGTCTGCCGCTTCCCAACATCGAAGCCGCCAACGAGACGGCGTTCCCGATCGACGAGCCGGTCCGCCTGGCAACAGACAATCCCGAGCAGCTCGCCAGGCTTGGACCTGGCATCGCTTATGATGCCATCCGCCAGATCAAATCCGAGGGGATCGAGACCGACATCATCTTCGTGCGGGCACGCCATGATGACGATCTCGAAACCCAGATTGGCCATATCGCCGGCGATGCCAATGCGGTGACCGGCGCATGGGCGCTCGCCGAAGCGCTGTCGGAGCTGCAGATCGAGCCGGGGCTGGTGATCGCGCCTGGCTTCGATTCACAGCGCCTCGGAGAGGCGCCCAATCCGGTCGCGACGACGCTCGATGCCGTCTGCGAGAAGATCATCGATTGCATGGCGGTCGTGAACACGCCGGAGACGAGCCGCGAGGCGGCCGCCGAATACGCGGCCGATTTCGCGACCTCTTACAACGTGATCGCCATGTATCCGCAGGGACGATACGCCATGGCCGCCATGACGGCCGAGATGTATGGACCAGGTCAGCGCCAGAAGATCCTGGAAACCAACAAACAGCTCGGCGTGAAGTATGGTGTGACCCAGGCGGAGGTCGATGCCGCCCGGCGCGTTTTCATCGGCGCCAACATGGATTTGGCGAGCCAGGACGAATCTCTCGGTCCGACGTTGCGCGCGGCCGTTGGCTCCGGCTCAAGCTCGGCGACGATCGCGAGCGCGGGGCGCGCATATCTGCAGACCATGAAGGGAACGCCCGCAGATCTCCCTGCCGCCTACGACATCATGGCGAAGGGCGGTAAGCTCGGGACTTTCGAGTTGGAGGCTCTCGCCCGCAACCTGCCAGCGCTCGGTTCGCAATATGCGGCTGCCGGCGGCACAGGCCTTAACGGGCTTTCCGAACTCGTGGCGCTTGCAGAGGTCGCAGCCAAAGGCGCGGCAAGCGAAGACCAGGCGGCAAACAATCTTCAGAATTTTCTGTCGAAGCTCTTCTCCCCGGAAACCGTGCGGAACTTTAAGGAGAAGCGCGTCAACCTCCCGAAGCTCGTCGGGAATGCGAGGCAGGAAGGCAAACATCCGGCGCTTGCTGTTCTCGATGAGGCTATGCGGCTCACGGATGGCGATCCCTTCAAGATGGGGGAGCTTTTCGCCGATCAACAGGTGATGGCGGCGCTTCGTCCCTTGATGGACAACCGCGAGCTGCTCTCGCAGTACCAAACGGAGCTGCAAACGGGATCCGCTGGCACGGTGCAGCGGGATTTTGACTACTATCGGCAGACCCCAGCGGGCCTCGAAAAACGCCAACAGGCAGAACGGGAAGCTGCGCAGATCGCCGTCGGCCAATCCGCCAATCCCGCCTCACAGCATCTCTCCGAAGCTTACACGCGGGTTTGGAAGGATATCGAAGAGGGCGCGCGGATATGGGAAGAGAAGGGAGCGGCGGCCTTCGGCCTGAACCTGATCCGACATCACCCGCTTCTCGGAGGAGAACAGTCGCTCTTCAAGCGGTATTTCGGCAGCAAGGATCCGTACGACGAGAGCGAGACCGAGGCCCCGTCGCGCGAGGCTGTCTCCGCTAAACTGGAAGAGCTGAAAGCGGCCCTCCTTGCCAAGGAGACTGAGCTCTCGGGGCTTCCAAAGCCGAAATATGAGGGCATCGCTATTCCTGATGCGACTGCGTCGAAGCTCACGATCGAGATCACGCAACTGCGTGCTGCTATCGAGAGCCTCGAAAGACGACTTCGTGGAGGCAACGGTGGCAGCGGAGAGATCGGCGGTGGCGGCAGCGACGAAGATCTCGGCGGCAGTGCCGGCGGAGATCGGCTCTTGCATCCGACGTCGTTCGGCGGGGCTTACGGCCGGGGCAGTGCGCCGCGCCGCCGCTCGGCGCGCGCTTATGGCGCCGGTGGCGCAGGAGCCGCGCCTTTTGTCGGAGGTGATGCGTCCACGCGCTTTCTCAATGCGGTTGCGGAGGCAGAGGGCACGCGCGGCTACAACACGTCTCTCGGGCACGGGCGCTTTTTGCCGGGAGGTCAGGAGCACGATCTCACCTCGATGACACTCGATGAGGTGAGCGCGCTCGGCGATTACATGCGTCGCCAGCCCGGCAATCCGAACTCGTCGGCCCTTGGGCGCTATCAGATTGTGGGTTCCACCATGCGCACGGCAGCCGAGGCGCTCGGCATGGACCCGGCCAAAACACGCTTCGACAAGACAACCCAGGACCGGATGGCGCTCTGGATCGCCAAGAACCAGGGGCTCGGCGCGTGGGAGGGATTTCGGGGCCATGCGCAGGCGCGCCGCGCGGCCGAAGCGGCGATCGGCGACGGGGCGCTCAGGCAGCGGGCGGAAGCTGCGCATTTCGGAGCTGGCGGGCCGCTCGCCGATCTGTCCTATGCCAATTCTGAGGCGATCCGGAACAGGACGGTCACGCCACAGCTCGAAGAGGATATCCGGCGCGGTGTCGCCGCGGTCTACGGTGAGGGCTACCGTGCCGAGATCTATTCCGGCGGTCAGCCCGCGAAGGGCACAGGCGGACGGCGCACGGGCTCCACCCGTCACGATGATCATGGGCATGGCGGGGAAGCGCCCGACCTCTATGTCTATGGACCGGACGGCAAGAAAGTTCGCGGTGCGGATCTCGCGCGCCTTGGCCAACATTGGGTCGCGCAAGGCCTGGGCGGTGTCGGTCTGGAGATGGGCGGCGGTGGCATCCATCTCGACCAGCATCGCGATCGCGCGCGGCATTGGCATTACGGCATCTATTCGCCCGAGCAGGCGGCCATGATGCGGCGCGGTCTCGCCGGCGAACCGCCCGAATACGCCAATCCGCGAGCGCTCGACCCGGAGAATTTTGCCGAGGACGGCTGGGCGAAGGACGAGACGCAGCGCCCGAGACCGCGCCCGGGCGCCGGGGCCGGGCCGGGACGGAAACCGACGAGCCTGTCGCAGCCTGCCGCACAACCGGCCGGATCGATGAATGTCACGCAGCATTTCCACGGCGTCGACCCGCAGGTGATGGCGGCACGTGCGGCACGCGCGCAACGCCGCGCGATCGCCATGGCGGAAGCGCGCGCCATGCACGACACCTCCGTGCCGGTCGCCTGACCATGGGCATCCGGATCACGGCCGCAATCGGCAACGCCAAACTGGAAGTGCCGGGGCTCAGTCCGCAGCGCATTTCCACCGAGAGCGAGGCCAGGTTCCCCGCCGCTGCGACCTGGAAAGGCATGGATTATCAGGCGACGGGGCTGGGCGAGAAGCGGCTCGTCATCGAGGCGCGGACCGCCCCGCATGTCTTCAAGGGCTTGGATGCCCTGGGCTGGCTGATCCGTCATCACGAGGCATCAGAGCGGGTAAATTACAACCGTCTGGGAGCGGCCTATGCCTGCACCGTCGGCGGGCCCGTCTCCATCAGGGCGCTCTATTACAATGAGACCCATCTCCACCCATTCGACGGCGTCGGCCGCATCGTCGACGTAGAGATTGACCTCATCGTGCATCGGAGCGTGCGATGAAGACCGTCTACACGGTGAGCGAAGACGAGCGGCTCGATCGGCTGGCAAAGGCGATCTACGGCACGGAGCAGGGCGGCACGGTTGAGGCACTCCTCAACGCCAATCCGGGGCTTGCCGCGAAAGGCATGATCGTGCCGGCCGGGACTGAACTCGTGATCCCCGAACAGGTGGCGGCCGAGGAGCCCGCGCTCGTGCGGCCCTGGGATTGAGGCCGATGCGGCGCGATCCCCATATCTCCGTGACGGGCCCGGACGGCGTCAATCTGGCGGAGCGGTTGTGCGACGTCTTCGTGGGCATCCGCGTGAGTGACTTCGCCGGGGGCGAGGTCGACGAGTTGCACATCATCTTTCGCCGACAGAAGCCTTATTTGATGCCACCGCCCCCTGGGACCGTTTTCACGGCCCGCCTCGGCTGGGAGGCCGAGCGTGCGCAGATGATGGGTGAGTTCGCCTATGAGCGCACGCTCTACAGCGGCGAGCCGGAGAGCGGTCAGGAGATGATCCTGGTCTGCCGGGCGGCCGATCTCACCGATGCCTGGAAGCGGGTGGATTCTGAACATTTCGACGATGAGACCGGCCACAAAACCTACGGCGACGTTCTGCGGACGCTGGCCAGCAAGGCCGGAGTCGACGTGGCGATTGATGCGACGCTCGATGCGCTTCCCCTTCCGAGCGGCTATCTTCTGCGCTGGAAACAATCGGCGATCGGGCTTGCAACCGAGATTGCCGATGATCTCGGGGCGATCGTCAAGCTGCAGGCGGGCAAGCTGACCGTTCGTCGCCGCGGGTCGTTCACCTCGCCATCCGGAGGCGAGCTGCCGGCGATCGCCATCCCCTTCGATCCCAACTACGCCTTCCAGGCCGACATCGAGCCGCGCTACGGCTTCTCTGAGGTCGCGGCCGGCTGGTTCGATGATCGGGCCGGCCGGGCGGCCGATCTGGTGCACGCTCTGTCTGGTGGTTTCGCGCGCCTGGCGCTGCCGCATCTTGCCGGTTCCGAGGCGTTTGCAAAGGCCTCGGCCGAAGCTGCCGCGCAAAAGCTAGAGGCCGAAAGCGCCACCGCCTATTTCGAGATGGCAGGCAACGCCGCAGCCGTCGCCGGCGCGCCGGTCAAGCCCGAAGGCTTCGGCCCGGACATCGACGGCGTCAATTGGGAGGCGATTGCCGTCTACCACGATGCAGGGCCAGATCGGGGCTGGATCACCACCGTCGAGGCGGCGCTGGCATGGTGACGAGCGGGGGGCGCGTGCCGATCTCCAGTCGGTTGAAACGACCTACTCCTTATCGGAAGGGCGCCCAAGGCGCGCTGGGGAGCTCCTCGTGCAGAAGAGCTCGACTTGCGGGAGATAGTCGAGGTTTGCGCAGTACCGCGCTCAAGCGCCCAACTGCGCTAAGGCTTGCAAGGCGCCCACCGCAACGAGATTTCCTGTCGCGCCTTCAAGGACGCTTTTTAAGGTGTTCAGAAGGGGCTTCAGACGGCTTTGAGAGGGGGCGCTCGTTCTGAGCTCTTCTCGTAACGTCTCGATTGTCTCTTCCAGCTTGTGCCGATCGGCACCGGCTTCAACCAGTTCGTCGACCTTAGGCGACAGTTGCTCCACGAGCCTTGCTGCGGCTCCGGTATCGACACCGTGCACGTTGATGTCGCGGGCGACATTTCCGGACCCGACATTGCCGTAGATCGCTCCAACGTGAGCGATTTTGAGAACAGACGTCTGCGTCTGAGCCTTGAATTTTTCTTCGTTGCTAAATCGAAGGCCCTCTCCGCGGATGCCTTGCCGTTCAAGCTCCAGAGACCAATCCAAGATCCTTTCCCTGACGGTTTCGAGAATGCTGACAACCGCGCCTCGTGGAATCAGAGCGTACATTTCAGGCCATTTGATCGCCGAACTTCGGTTTAGTATCGCGAGGATCTCGGGCGAAAACGCGATCTTAAACGAGTCGCTATCGTCGTTCTGGAGCAATCTTTCTAGTACAGGAGTTGCGGTCCTGATCTCCCTTTTTGCGAGCTCCTGGTGCAAATCCGGGTCCTCAATGTTAAGCGGGATGAGGCCATGTATCGGATTGAGTGCCCGCAGCCGACCTCGGATTAGCCGATACTCCGGGACTTCGGCGTCATTGTATCCGGAAAGTTCACATGTGACCCATTCCTCGACGGTTCCGAGCTCGAGCTTCACAGCAGCCAATTTCACTTTCCGCAGCAAAGTCGTCACGTCGACGTTTGGATCCAGAGCTTCCTGCTGGATGGTGGAGATCAAGCCCGTCATGTTTCGCCCCCGCATTCTGCGGCTATCACCGTATCAGTTAGAGAGCGATTTGAGAGCATTCGGCGCGTGGTGACCACAGCAAAACGGCTGCCATTTGATCTTGCGCGTCATGCCATCTGATTTTGCGCGCTACACCACCGTCGCCCATGGCTGCCGGATGATCGAGGAAAGGCGTGACGAACCCGTCTTCGACCAGGTGATGGAATGCCTGGAATTCGCGCTGAGGCGCTGGATGGAGATTTTCGGCGAGGATGCGAGATGA